GGAGGTAAGTTGAGTGCGCTAGATACTGATGTATCAATGCGAATGATATCGTTGTTCATAATGGATGCTCTGGTTATAAGCATTTTTGTAATTCCTTGTACCGTTTTTATTTCATCAACTAAACTGCACATTAATTGTTTCATTACAAGGAATATGAAATATGCCATAACCAAAGCACCAGCAATCGGTACTCCAACCTCAGCTATGAGGTTGAATATTTCCATTACTTATCTTCGCCCTTGAAGCTTTTAGATGCTCCTGAAGTTCCCGCATACAAACCAAACCAAGCTGCTCCTGCACCTACAACAATAGATATAAGACCTGATTGTTCAAAGCTCGGTTCTGGTAAATCCATAAACCACATAACTGTTGTGTACAACAAAATGATATATACAGTTAAAAACATTCTTGGAAATATTCTCCAGGAGTCTACAGCTTGTGCTAAATGAATCCATTTTTGGTGTGGATTGACTTTTGTAACATCTTCTAATTCTCTAATCTTATCTTTTAATGCAGATATCTCTTGGATCATAGCCATGAACTTATTAAGGTCCATCTCTACTTCGTTACGATCCATGTCTCCGCCAAATCTTCCTTGTCCGTCATTCATTAGTAGTCACCCCATATTTTAGTTTTCTTTCCGCCTTCATAGATAACTGCATGCCCCTCGTCTATAAGCATTTGACAAATATCTTTGCCCTCTTCTGTATATGGTATACCCAGTATACGGCCATACTTGCCTTTACCTAAAGATTTAATTTTAATTTTACCTACGCAAAGTTCTTTAAGTCTTTCTTTAGCAGCAAGGCCTAGTTTCTTTTCTGCTAGGTCTCGTGTTCTTGATTCTGGGGTGTCTATCCCAGCCAACCGTACTCTTTGCTTATGTAACTTAACGTCAAATCCAAGGTCGAGCGAACAGTCAAAGGTGTCCCCATCAACGATTCGCTCCAAGGTTGCGTTATAAACAAAAGCATCTGGTGCTTGTGCCATTTACTTCTCCTTTGCTTTACCTATGTTTAATGCAAGTAACTCAATACATTTATAAAATTTACCAATCATTGCATCATCTTTTGGTGTGGGTGTTAAGCTACAAATAATACTTGCAAGTGCAATAACACCTGTAACTATCCCAATCCAATCTCCTATAAATCCAAACATAATTTCCTCCCTTACTTTTGGAACCTTAAGTTTAACAGATTATTCTTCTTTTTCATTAACTGTTACCTTTCTATAGTAAACAACAACATCTTTGAGTTCGGTTATGTATCTTTTAATTTCTTGCATGTTGTACGCCATAGTCTCGTAATCGGGTACGGTCATGGCTAAAAATACTAGTTCACCTTCTTGTTCTTCTATAAGAGCAAACTGTTCTTCAAAGTTTTCTGGAGTTATAGTAAGCCACCTAACTTGTTTAAGGTCTATTTCTCTAGGCATAACTGGTTGCACTATGGTTCTATCCATAGGTTTAGCAGTTACTTCTATTTGTTTAGTCGGAAGTAGGCTGCAACTGCAAGCCATCATCAAGATCATCAACAGTAGCGCTGATGTTCTCAATGTCTTCCATGATATGTTTTGTACCATTATTTATCTTCCTTTGCATATCAACTGGGTCACCCATAATCTTGTCACTCAGTTCGTAGTTTTTAATAAATTCTGAATATCTGTTTAGTTCTCTTTGTGCTGCTTGACTCTTTACCGTCATGCTTTGTAGCTCTGTAGTCTGTAAAGCAAAGTCATTTTGTAAAGAAGCAATAGCTTCTTCTTGTGTAGCTACAGCGCCTTCTAATTGTAAGTTATTTTGTTTTAAAGTTATGTTTTCTTGGTAGAGCCAATAACCACCTAACCCCAAAACTATAATAATACCTATTAAAACTTGTTGCATTAAGCGTCCTCGATAATATAGTTTAGCCCACCTGCACTTCGATACTCAATAACGTTGTTATCTTCATCTCTAAATTTAAGGTGTTTTTCTTTTTGCACTAAGATTTTTTTAGATATGTAGGTTTTGTCATCTGAGTCTCCATACTCTTTGTTAAAAGATACTGTAATTTTGTAACGCGTTCTGAATAGATCTACAATCCACTGTATTATTTTTTTGCATGACTCCTTCATGTATGTGCCTAATTATTTTCCTACTGCTTTTTGTGCTTTTTTGTGTGAAGCCCTAAACGTAGAACCTTTCATCATAAGATTTTTCATATACTTCATGTGTTTTGAAGTATGGTGCTTGCTGTGTCGTTTTAAAGAAGCCTCTTGTCTTTTAGTTAAAGACTTCTTTTTAACAGGTTTCTTTTTTGCTTTGCTTTTATATGCCATAGTTTATATTATCATGTTCCGTCACTATCTGGAACACCATACAATAAGTTTGTAAATGCTACATTTAAGTTATTGTTACTTGCAAAAAAAGCAGTAATCCAACCTTTTGCTATATCGTTTGTTACATCTGCTATCTCTACAAACCCACTATCTGATGTATTTACAGTAGAAGGATTAAAAGCAATCATCTCATCTTCTAAAGTATAAGTATTACCACTACCGTCGGTATCTGTGCCTACTACTTTAAAATGCACGTTGTATACAACACTTTTACCGCCTTCTGTAATTTGTTTATGGTAAATATTTTTAACCGTTATCTCAGTAGTAAAGGTGTGTATATCTGATACTGTACTATTCCAAGCCATTTGTTACTCTCCTATGAACTAAATTTAATAAACCTAGCATCTGCTCCTCCCATTAATTGGTAGTTGCTATCGCCTTGTGCGTATATAAAAATATTAAGAGTTCCTGAGCCCGTGTATCTAAAAGCTAAAGGTATGTTTGAACTATCTTTACCTGTAGTTAACCTACTACTGCTTATCCAACCTCCTGATAAATACTGTAGCTCTGGTGTTACTAAAATAGCGTGAGAGGCGCTTTCGGTTATTTTTGTAATGTCAGAAAAAGTAACACTAGTGTTAACATCATTTGAACTACTAGCTCCAAAGGTACCGTCTGAAACCAAAAAGCTAATAGTTTTAATTTGCCCAGCAAAAGACCCTTTGTATACTCTTATATAACCTGTATAAAACCCAGCGCCTGAGCCTATTTCAGCTACGTGCCTGTAATTTAAATCGTTTTCGTGCCAGTAACCTAACGTAGTACCTGTTTTTTCTCCGCCACTTGATGGTAAAAATAAATTAGTTGTGTTTATCATGGTAGCAGTAATAGTATCGGCATCAATTCTAGCTGCGTCGATAAAACCTGCATTTATTTTAGTTGCGTTTAAATCATTTATTTTTGCATTAGTTATTTGTGCGTTACCAATTTTAGCAGTGGTAATATTTGCGTCTGCAATTTTTGCAGTCGTAACTTGTAAATCACCTATCTTGGCTTCTGTAATAGCCGCAGTACCAATTTTTGCACTTTCTATAGTTGCATCAGCTATACGTGCATTTGTTATAGCTCCGTCTTGAATACGTGCGCTGTCTATAAATACTGAACCGCCACTAACAATAAATGGAGCTACACTTGCGTTTGTGTCGTTCCATATCGCAAACTTATCTGCCTGGAACTGCACGAATGATTGTGCTCCTGAACCATTGCTAGCATTAGAACCTACAACCATACCAGCTGCTGACTTACTTCCGTTTGATTCTGTAGCAACTGTTAGCACAAACATGGCGTTTAAATCACCTGTATGACTAGCTGTAGTAGTATTTAAAGTGCTAATTGAGCTTGTATGGCCACCAACTGTAGAGTTTAAACTGTTTACGCTGTTAGTTAATGTTGTATCTGCATTAGACCTAGTTGTAGCTTCAGAGTTAATAGAAGATGTAAGAGTATTATTATTGTTAGTTACTGTAGTAGTTAAACTGCTTAAACTAGAAGCCGTAGAACTTTGTGCATTGGTAACTGTAACAATGTCTCCTTGTGCTGTAGCCATAGCTGCAGATAAAGTGCTACCAGTAAAACTAGTACTCCCAAACAAAGTAACTAAAGATGCGTCTCTAGCCGCTACCCAAGCATCATTGCCTGAGTTTCTCGTGTATATTTGTCCGTCATCTGTATCAAACCACACGTCATTTGATTGTATAGCTGAACTATCTGCTCTCGTGCTTGGGGATCCAGAAGATCTAATGACCGTGGCCGCAGTAGCTATAGTAGACATTAAATTAAACCCAGGAAGGTTAGATAATTCTTCTGAAAGCTGTAGCATAACAGCGCCTATGTTTTCTACTGTATTTGCTTTAGTACCATTAGTTTGGTTAAACGGTCCTCTTATATTGCTCGTGCTTACAAATCTAACCCAATAAAAATAAGTCTGGTCATATCCAACAGGGTCAGTAATTATAAAAGAAGCAGTAGTTGTTATAAGAGTTGCAGTACCTATTTCATCATCTCTAGAACGCCACACCTCCGTAAAAGCATGGTTACTGTATTGAGCAGGGTTCCAATCTACAATAATTTCTGTAAAAGCGCCAGAAGCTTCTAATCCTGTAGGAGCAGGGGGTATTGTTAAATCCCCTACTTGATCATCATTAGGTATAAAATCAGTTAAACCGTTTGGGTCAAAAGGCCTGCTTCTAAGTTGTTTAGCTAGTCCACTATCTATAAGTTCTCTAAGTGTTATAGCCCTATCTAAAGGGTCCCCACGTCTACCTAGTCGTATTTCTTGTGCTTCTTTCATAGAATCAAGAGTATCTTTTAACTCTCTATCTATTTTGTTAGGAATGTTTTTTAATGCAGGGACTTTAGTTTTAGGCATTAGACAGTCCTTAATTCATCCATTGAATCTCCTACACATATTTCATTTACAATAGTAGCTCCTTCTACTTCTACTGCATATGTTTTATGGACGCTAGCCGGTAAACGTACAACAGGTTCTGTTATAGCGGTTGAACTAAAACTAGGGGTAGTACCTGTAACACTAAAAGCACTACCAGAAGTAGCAATAACAGCGTTGTATATTACCGAACCATCTCCGTATACTTTTACACGTACTGGGTAAGTTTCTGCATCTACTTTTGCAAACCCCATACTAGTAGGTTTAGGCATAACATACTCTTTTGATTTCCAATTAAAAGTTAAGTTAGTATTGCTACCTTGAAACTTTTTAATCGTGTTGCTAATAATTAAATATAACTGACTGTCGTCCGGATCTGTATGACCGCCACGTATAAGACCGCTAGCATCTAAATCTACAAAGCTAGTGCCATCAGACACTCTTGGGTCAAATATAAAACCACCATACCCACTCCCTGTAGAATAAAAACCTACGTATCTTTCTTCCCACATAAACCCGGTAATAGTCGCAGGATAATAACTAGCTTGCCATTGGCTAGGTGTTATTATGCCTTCTGTAAGGTTTTTTACAGTTGTACCTTCGGCTGCAATTAAACCGTCTGGACTAGCGTATATAACATAAGGCCCCATATCTACCATAGATCTTTTGTTTAAATTAGCGTGCGAACTTTCTATACGTATTGCAGTCATTGACTCAGGGCCCGAGCCAGTAATTAAGTAAGGCACTCCTTTTGTAGTAGCTAAAATACCATTAGACACTACTTTTATATTTATTATTTCTTCTTCTATTACAAGTCTGTAGTTAGCAGGCCAAGCGTGTGGCAAGAAAGGTTCGCTAAAACATATACGTTTACCTGTAAACCCTGCAAATACGCCCCCTGGTAACGCACATAATCCTTTCATAGGACCATCTGGGTACAAAGCAGTATCATCATCTGGTGGTGCAATCCAAGTAGTAGAAGGTATGACTTCAGCTAATTCGTTGTTATTTGAAGTATCTGCGTAAGTAGTTGTAGCAAGAGTTACCTCTGCAACAAACTGAAATGCGGTAGTATTTGAACCTGTGTTAGATCTATATATACGTTTTTTAGATAAGTTAGTGTTGGATTTTGCACTACTAGTTTGTAGGTTACTTAAGTTTACAGTTTGGTTATCATCTGTTGTTACTACAGTAGAAGCAGCAGACGGTGGCCCCTCTTCTCCATAAGCTGTTACAAAGGTATAAACATAAGATGTTTCAAAATCTATGTTGGCGTCTGACGGTCCACCAAAGGCTGCACCGTTAGTAATAGACCCCGAAGCTCCTGCTCCAGTAGCAGAACCACTAGTTTCAACTGTTAAAGTAGTAGTGCTTGGCACAGTTACTATTTTAAAATCTCCATTAATTTCATCTGCAGTTAGACCGTTTGTAGCACCAAAACCCGCGAGCGTAACAAATTGGCCTACAGCTGTATTATGTACACTAGCCGTAGTTACCGTTATAACACCAGATCCACTTGCTGTAGTTACAGTTGCATTTATTTGTGTGGGGTCAGCTACCGCTACTGTTGGGGCTGCGGTTGGTGCTGGTACACCTAACCTATAAAAAGCGTCAGGGTAAGGTGCACCGCCTAAAACAATATCACTTCTACCCATTCTAGGAAAAGATTGCCCCGACCAATAGATCGTGTCGTTTGTGTCTCCGGCTATTGGTCCACGTACGACGTCTACATCTTCATCAAACTGTAACCAACGTTCTGGGCTATCAGTGTATTTAAAAATAGATTGTTTAGTAGTGTTCGCAAGAGTCGAAACACCGTTAGAAGGGTCAGTGGTAGAAGTATCTGTTATAGGAACTAAACGCCCACTTTCTAAATTTACATCTGTTGCAGTTTGCGCAAGTTTATCTGCTAAAAGCCTAGGAGATATTCTTGGGGCTTTGCCTCCGAATGTATTAAGTTTGAAATACGCCATATTCTCATTTTCCAGTGTTGAGAACAGATTCCTGTAGTTCTAAGCTCCTTCTTCCTACTTGTTTAAACCACTTACTATCTTCCATTTCAGCGGCCATTTGTTCCCAGTTATGTTCTCTACAAGCTTTTAACATGTTTTTAAACTTAGCGAACCTAGTTCCACCTAAATTAAAACACATATTTACTAACACATGTTGGATATTTTCGGGCAAGTCGTAGAACTCTTCTTCCGTACCAAACACGTGTACTGTTTCTGCAAGATGTTTATTAAAATCATCTTCGTAGTACATATCAACAACTTCTTGTGATACTTTGGTACCAACTTCCCAATCATATTCAGGGTCTCCTGGTTGACATAAATGCCCTATACCAAGCGTTTTATACCCCAAACTATCTTTGTAAATCTTTAAAACTTCACCTTCGTGCCGTTTTATTTCAGCTTTACATTGCTCAATATCCATACCTACTCCTGTTCTATTTTAACGTTAGGCTTTATTTTATCTTCTTTTAAAATAGCCTCTAGGTCTAGGCTTAGGCTAGATATACTAGCTTGTGCTAACTTAACATCCATTGCTAGGTTGTTAAGATTTTGTTGACCTTTAAATAGAACATTAAGAGATTCTACCGCCCTAGGCGTTAGATCTGCTATGTCATACTCTTCCCCATTAAAATTAATGGTTTTTAGTTCGTTTCCGTTTTCCATATAATACTCCTTATTAAGTTATGGTTTGTTTAGTATATCTTTAAGAGAAAAGCCTGTCTACGCCACTCATACCTATGATAAGTAGGTAAAGGCCCATAATGTACTTAGTGTACTTAGAGTCCATAGCATCAAACTTAGCATCACCTTTATCTAAACGTTTCTCTATATTGTCGACTTGGGTCTCTACTTTTACTAAGGTTTCTTTAGTTGTTGTCACTATGCACCTGCCGCTTCGTTGGCTGCTTTCTTAGCGTTCTTAATATCTGTTGTCCATACAGCACTTGCTATTCCTTGAACCTCTGTAGACTCTCCTGACACGTCTGTATCTGTATGAGTCCAACTATCGTCAGCATTTTTTACAGAGCTTACACAATTCAACATGTGTCTGTGAAAAGACCTACTAAGCTCTACACCATCTTCTTTGATGACTGTAGCTGTTCTTACTTGTATAGATTTGTAGTCTCCTACAACTTCTATTTTATCTTCTATTATTTCTTTTGTTATTGCCATTCTATTTTCTCCTTTTGTCCGTACCTAGAATCCAC